CGATCGATGCACTCGGCTACTTCATTGTCCAGCGCTTCCCGATTGCGGGCAGCTACACACTCGCAAACGTGAGCAACCAATGAGCGCATTCACTTACCTGAAAGACAGCTTGCAGAACCTGGTCGCTGGATTGGGTACCGGCCGCGATAAAGCCTCGCACTCCCACTACGGCGTCCCTGACATGGACGACCTGCAGCTGCTGAACGCCTTCCGAGGTTCATGGGCGGCGCAGAAGGGCGTGTCCATCCCGGCAATCGATGCGTGCCGTAACTGGCGCAATTGGCAGGCCGACAAGGACCAGATCGAGAAGATCGAAGCCGAAGAGACCCGACTGAACGTCCAGGGCAAGATCCTTGAGGCCCTGTTAAAGGCTCGCCTGTTCGGTGGCGCTGCGGTATTCATCGGCACCGGTGATCGCGATACGGCATCCGAGCTCAATCCGGAACGTGTAAGCCAGGGCGGCATCAAGTACCTGACCGTGATGACTCGCCGCCAGTTGACCGCGACCGAGATCGAGCAGGATCCGCAGAGCGCCCGCTTTGGCAAGCCCAAGGCCTACCGCCTGCCGGGTTCTGTCGTCGAGATCCACCCGTCCCGCCTGGTGATCTTCATCGGCCAGCAGCACCCTGATCCAGAACTGGCCCTGGGCACTGCATTCGGCTGGGGTGACTCGGTGCTGCTGTCAGCCATGCCGGCGGTGAAGCACTACGACGAGACGATGGCCAACGTGGTCAGCCTGGTCTACGAGGCCAAGATCGACGTCATCAACATCCCGAACCTGATGTCGAGCATGCAGGACAAGAACTATGAGCGCCTGCTGCTGGAGCGTTTGCGACTGGCGGCCACGGCCAAGGGCATCAACGGAACGCTGATCCTCGACGGCCTGGAGACGCACAGCTCGAAGTCGGCGAGCTTCAGCACGCTACCAGAGGTGATCGCGAAGACAGAGCAGGGCGTTGCCGGCGCCTTCGATATCCCCGGCTCTCGCATGTTCGGCCTGTCCTCGGGAGGCATGAACTCCAACGGCGAAGAGAACACCCGAAACTATTACGACAACGTCGCCTCCCGGCAAAAACTCGATCTAAAGCCGGCCATGAGCGTGCTGGACGAGTGCCTGATCCGATCCGCGCTGGGTAACCGGCCGAAAGAGGTCCACTACGTCTGGGCGCCATTGTGGCAGGCCACGGCGAAAGAGCGGGCCGACATCGGCAAGACCACGGCTGACACGATCAAAGCCCTCAACGAAACGAAGCTGTTCCCTGAGGACGCCATATCGAAAGCATCCGTCAACCTGCTGGTCGAGATGAGCATCATGCCTGGGCTTGAGGCTGCCATCGAAGAGTTCGGCAGTGAGCTGCCGGATGACGACGATCTGCCGGGCGGTGCAGTCAAACCGCTGGCGAAGACGACAATCTCTGACGCGGCACCTCGCACGCTGTACGTGTCCCGCAAGGTCACCAACGGTGCCGAGATCCTCGCATGGGCCAAGGCTCAAGGCTTCGAATCGACCGTCCCTGCCGAAAAACTGCACGTGACGATCGCTTATAGCCGCAACCCGGTTGATTGGATGCAGATCAGCGAGACCTGGACCGGTGAGCGAGATGGCACGCTGACGGTGGCACCTGGCGGTGCGCGCCTGATCGACCAGTTCGGCGAGGGCGCGGTCGTGCTCTTGTTCAACAGTTCGGAGCTCGCCTGGCGTCATGTCTCGATCAACGAAGATACCGGCGCTACATGGGATTGGCCGGAATACCAGCCGCACATCACCTTCACCTACGAGCCCGGCTCTGTTGACCTGAAAGCGATTGAGCCGTACCGCGGCAAGATCGAGTTCGGGCCAGAGATCTTCGAGGAAATCACCCAATGATCTTCACCGACTCTATCGCGGTCACGGGCGCTCGTCGCACGGAGGACGGCTATCTCGTTGCTGAGGCCCGAGTCGCTCGCACCGGCATTCAGGACTACCTCGGAACCGAGATCGATCCTGAGAACGAGCATGGGCTGCGCGACAAGCCGATTGTTCGCGTGTATCGGCCCGAAAGCGCCGTGTTTCACAAAGACGCCATGCATTCCTACGCATACCGCCCGATGACCAACGGCCACCCGGGCGGCGATGGCGTCACCTCAAAGAACTGGAAGGACGTAGCCATCGGCAACACCGGCGGCGAGGTGGTGCGCGACGGGCAGTTCGTCAAGGTGCCATTGGTCCTAATGGATGCCAAGGCGATCGAGGATTACGAGTCCGGCAAGCGTGAGCTGTCCATGGGCTACGGCGCCGAAGTCGTGTTTCAGGACGGCGTATCGCCGGAAGGGGAGGAGTTCGACTGCTTCCTCGGCCCCATGAAGATGAATCACCTCAGCCTCGAGCATCGCGCTCGGGGTGGCGAACACCTTCGTATTGGTGACAACAAACCAAACAACCCCACAGGAGGCCATGACATGGCTGATGCACTTCGTAAACTCCTTGTCGATGGCATCTCTATTGATGTCACCGAGCAAGGTGCCCAGGCAATTGAGAAGCTGAATACCAAGCTTTCCGATGCCGCAACCGCCACCAAAACTCTGACTGATGCGCACGCCGCGGCGATCGCGTTGAAGGATGGCGAGCTGGCCAAGAAGGACGCCGAGATCGACGGCCTGAAAGCTAAGCAACTCAGCGACGCGGACATCGACAAGCGCGTCAAGGATCGCGCCGACCTGATCACCAAGGCGAAATCCATCGCTGATGCCGACTACACCGGCAAGAGCGATGCCGAGATCCGCAAGGCTGTAGTCATTGCCAAGCTCGGTGACGCCGCGGTCACTGGCAAGGCTGACGCCTACGTCGACGCCCGCTTCGAGATCCTGGTCGAGGACGCAGCCAAGAACCCGGCGAACGACCCTTTCCGTCAGCACATGATTCATCAGGACGGCAAGACCGTCGGCGATGAGTCGGAAAAAGCACGCCTGCAGATGATTGCCGACATGCAAACCGCCCACCAGCCTAAGGCATAAGGAGCACATCAATGGCTACTTACCAAACCACCTACACCAATGCCCCAGCCAAGGGCGTGCCCGGCCTGGTCGCCAACGAAGAAAAGTGCAACAAGATCAGCCGCACCGTCTCGAACGCTGAAGGCATCGTCTTCGGTGCGCCCGGCTTCCGGGTCGCAGGCGCTGGCAATGATCACAAGATCGCCGCCGCCGGCACCCTGTTCCTCGGCCTAGCCGTGCTGAGCGCTGCCGTACCGCCGGTTGCACCCGGCTCGACGCTGATCGACGGCTACCCGCAAGACTTCACTGGCGCGTTCATGACTGACGGCCAGATGTACGTCACCGCCGGCGCTTCGGTTGTGCCTGGTGATGACGTGTACTACGTCGCCGCCACCAACCGTTACGTGACGACTGCTGCTGCCGGTGCCGTGCTGATCCCTGGCGCCTTTTTCGACACCACTGGTGCGAACGGCGACATCGTTGAAATCTCCCTCAATCATCGGAGCGCTTAACATGCCTCAAGCTTTCGAAGACGCTCAGTCGGCGTTCCCGTTCGTTCTGGCCCAGGGTCGGAACATCGAAACGCGCATCTACACGCGCCGATACCCGGCGTTCAATTACGCGGCGAGCATTCCGGTGGTGACCGAGGGCGCTCCTTGGGCCATCGGTACCACCTTCTTCACCGTCGATACTGCTGGCGAGGCGAAGTTCCTGTCCGGCTCGGGCACCGACATGCCGTTCAACTCCGCAACCCACGACCAAGCCTCGCACGACTTCGCCATGATCGGCTCCGGCTGGGAATGGAACCTGGAAGAAGTGAATCAGGCGCAACTCTACGGCATCAACCTGAGCGGCACCAAGGCTGATTCCGCTGCTGACAAGGTCGAGCGTCTGCTGAACAACATCGCCTTCGTCGGTAGCACTGATAAGCGCTGGACCGGCCTGCTGAACGACACCAACGTTTCCCGCGTTGATGCTGCGGCGACCGGCACTGGCAGCTCGACGTTCTGGAAAGACAAAACCGTCGACCAGATCATGGTCGATATCAACGGTGTCCTGGGTTCGATCCGGACCAACACCGGCGAAGTTGAATGGGCAGACACTCTGCGCCTGCCGCCTGACGCATTCCG